GATTCTACGAGATCATAGTTTTGCATGTAGTGTATTGATTATTCATTCTTGGTTGGTTTCTACCACACTAAAACCCGTAGGGCGTCATTCTTTCTTTCTCCGCTCTACGGGTTTTTTGTGCTTGCATAACGCAAGTAAATCTGAAATAGCTTAAACCAGATTTCGACAAATGTCATAGCCTTCTGCGGAAGACACCTATCGTACAGGAAGCGAGATAAACTAAACCCTTATCTTTTAACCTCTCATATAGGAGAACTTCTCAAATGGCTAACGAAGGCATTTCAGATCCGTCAAGGTTTGACGACAATCAGGCAGGGAGTGGTTTTAACGACCTCTTCCTTAAAGTATTCGCTGGTGAAATTATCGCCAACTTTGACGAGAAAAACGTAACAGAAGGTCTAGTCACTACTAGGTCTATCTCTAGCGGCAAGTCCGCATCATTCCCAATCCTCGGAAACGCAGATGCAGTGTACCACGAGGCAGGTAAAAACATCATCCAAGAAGGCGGGACATCCTCGACCTACTTACAGGACATTGGCAAGGCCGAGAAGGAAATCTACATTGATGACGCTCTCATTGCTCCTGCGATGCTCTATCAATTGGATGACCTCAAAAATCATTACGATGCTCGTAGTGAGTACACTCACCAACTCGGTCATGCTCTGGCTAAGTTCTACGACAATAGTAATATCCGCACGATGATTGCTGCTGCCCGTGACACAGCTAATCTTAGCCAAACTGGCAAGACTGGCGGACAGGTAGATATTCCAAGTGAGGATATTTCAGCTCCTGCCGATCCCGCCGCTCCTGTTGCATATACCGCCATCCAGCTCATTAACGCATTCTTCCTCGCAGCTCAAAAGCTGGATGAGAATGACGTTCCTGAAGAGGGTCGGTTCGCAATCCTTAAACCTAGTGACTATTACAGTCTCATCACTGGTGCGGATAGTTCTAATGCAATCACTCTTGTGTCTGCTGCCAATACTGACATCGGCGGTTCTGGTAGTTTGTCCACTGGGCGAGTGATGGATATTGCAGGAATCCGAGTGTTCAAATCCAACCACATCCCATCCACCAACTTGTCAGCGGGAGATTTGGTCACAAACCCTAGAGGTCAAGGTGCATCGAATAATGATATATTCGGCGGAAGTGGTGTTGGTTACAATGGTGACTTCCGTAGCACTGTTGGTGTTATTGGACATGGTTCTGCCGTGGGTGTTGTTAAACTCATGGATCTCGCTACCGAGATGGAATGGAAAATGGAATACCAAGCATGGGTCTTCTTAGCGAAGATGGCATGTGGACATGGTGTTCTTCGTCCTGAATCCATGCTCGAACTTGTAGCATAAACTTCCCCCTCACTGTTAGGGGAGTGGTTGAGGTATTGGTTTCCCTCGCCGCTCCCCTCTACAGTAGGGAATAAAATAACATGGCACTCGCACTCACTACCAAGCTGGAAGCAGTCAACATCGTGTTGGATTGCATGGGAGAGAATCCAGTCAACACACTTGAATCTGGATCAGGGAAGCCAAGGCAAGCGGTGCTGGCAGAAAGACAGCTAGATAACACGAGCCGAGAGATACAGACAAGAGGCTGGCACTTTAACACAGAGAAGAAGTACGACTTAGTACGGGACGCAAGCGACAAGATCACGCTGGCAAGCAACGTCCTAAAGGTGGATACCGAAGTAAACAAGTACACGGACATTGATGTGGTGCAACGAGGCACTACCCTGTACGACAAAAAGAACCACACCGACACTTTCACACAAGACCTTGAGGTTGAGATTGTGTTCTATTTAGAATGGACACAACTCCCTGAAGCATTCCGCAATTGGATTGCCATTCGTGCAGGACGAAAGATGAACGCACGTTACCTCGGAGATGGCGATGGCGAGGTCTTTACATTGCGAGACGAAATGGAGGCTAAACGACTAGCCAAAGCAGCTGAGGGCAAGAACTCCGATAGATCAATTTTTGACAATGTAGATTTCCAGACCACACTGAGGCGTAGTTAATGTCACTGATAAATACCAGTACACCCAATCTTGCACAGGGAGTATCGCAGCAACCTGACAACTTACGCTTTTCTGGACAACACGAGGCACAGGTCAATGCACTAAGTTCTGTTGTAGATGGACTAAGGAAACGTCCTTTCACGGAGTTCGTGGGTGAACTCGGAACTGATGTTGATATTGACCCAGACAGCTTCGTGTACCTAATCAATCGGGATGCGGATAACAGGCATCTGTTGATTATTCCCCCTAGCGATGCAGCTAACCCCAATCCTGTCATTTACGACACAGCCGATGGCACAAGTATTAACCTGTACGATGCTTCTACGGGAACAGGCACAACCTACTCCACTTACACCAATACGCTCAATCCAAGGCGTGACCTACGTGCTCTCACAGTAGCTGACACGACCTTCATCCTGAATAAAGCAACAGAAGTCGGGGCGATTAGTAATAACACAGATGACGCAGTAAAGAAGGCGGTAGTGTTTATTAAGCAAGGGGACTACGCTAAGGATTACCACGTAGATATAACCATAGGAGCAACAACATATCATTGCTCTTATAAATCAGGCGATGGAGCAAGCAGTGGTTCGTCTGAAATGCCTATTGGCACTAAAATAACTTCATCTACTGATGCTGGATATACGACAAAAGACGAGGCAGCATCCTCAGAGGTTATTGCCCAAGGTGTATATGCTGCAATCCTTAATGCAGCGATTGCCAATCTTACTGTCACGCTTGCAGATTTAGAGGGGGACGCTTCTGGAACAAATTACAGTACCGCCACAAACGCAAGTTCGATCTTGCTAGAATACACCTCTGCCGACGATTTTAATATACACACACATGACGGCTTATCAAATGGGGGCTTAGGTGTGATTTACAACGAAGTTGCAAGCATATCCGATTTGCCGATAAACTGCTTTCACGGCATTATAGTAAAGGTAGCAGGTAGTGTAGAGCTTGCAGAAGATGATTATTACGTAAAGTTTCAGTTGAATGACTCAGGTGCATCTACCGATGATTTTGGAGAAGGTTCATGGGTTGAGACAATCGCACCAGACACACCACAGGATGTCGATGCGGCAACGATGCCATTGGTATTAGCACCGCAAGATTCACCTAATGAAGCCAATTACTACATCGCAGAAAACACATGGACGAGTCGCTTGGTTGGTGATACAACCACGAATCCAGATCCATCCTTTATTGGCAAAACAATTGAGAATCTATTCTTCTGGAAAAACCGCTTAGGCTTTCTGTCCCGCCAAAACCTTATCTTCAGCGAGGCAGATGAATACTACAACTTTTTCAGAACCACAGTCTTGCAGTTACTAGACTCAGCACCGATTGATGTTGCTATTAGCCACACGAAGGTGAGTAACCTGAAGCATGTCATTCCAACACAGGAAAGGCTAATTGTCTTCAGCGAAGAGACACAATTTACTATCAAAGGCAATGAACTGCTGACTCCTAAGACAATCAATGTCACGCCATCTACCGAGTATATCTCTATCACGTCTGTGCCGCCATTAGCACAAGGCAACTTCTTGTACTTTGCATTTCCCCGCAATTCCTTCAATGGTGTTAGTGAATATTTTATAGACACAACTACCGACACGCAACGTGCTGAAGAGATTACAGGGCATGTGCCTAAGTACATTCCTGCCACAATCAAACAACTTGCAGGTAGTTCAACAGAGGACATTATTGTAGCCACTACCACAGCAACCAATGGTGAGACAGATTTGTATGTTTACAAATACTTCTGGCGTGGAACCGAGCGAGTACAGTCAGCGTGGAGCAAATTCACTTTTCAAGACGACATCGTTGCGGTGTTCTTTATCGAGTCCGACATGTACCTTGTCACAGAAGATGGCGTATCGACCTATCTGGAGAAGATGCAACTTGAATCAGGCTTAGTTGATTCTGGCGAGGACTACGTAATTAGCTTGGATAAACGTAGAACAGTATCAACCCTGTCACCTAGCTATAATGGGTCTACAGGAACGACAGATATTGATGCGGGATACCCTATTGCCAATGCGGAGGTTTGGACTCAAGGAGGCACGAAATCTACCAACAACTCAGATGTTTCTACTAATGTCCTGCGAGTAACTGGTTACCCCATTGAGCCAATGGCAGACTTTAGTAATAGTGCTAACGGCACAGGTGCAAGTGCGATTGCTACGCTTGATGCCACTGGAGCGATTACTGGTTTCACAGGATTGGTTGGCGGCTCCGGCTACATTGACGGGACTCATACGCTAATCCTACAGGGCGGAAATCCTGACACTGCTGCAAATATTGAATTTACTGTTACAGGGAATGCGGTTACGTCATTCAATGTTATTAGTGGAGGGCTAGGCTACACAGCACAAGAGGCTTACATCGGTCTACCCATCACAACCACAGTCACTCTTACTCGACCTATCCTGAAGCAAGCAGCAGATGGCGGCGGCAGGTCCGTTTCCAACTTTGCTAAACAACAGGTGCGTAACGGCTCAATTGAGTACGCAAACACAGGACACTTCAAAGTCTCAGTCGCTGAGAAATATCGTGATACCCACGAACACATATTTAACGCACAAATACTAGGCAGTGACACACAACTTGGAACGCTCATCCTACAAGATGGCACGTTCCCCTTTCCTGTCTACGCAAACATAAGCGATATTACAATCACCCTTTCATCTGATTCTGCCTTGCCTTTCCAATGGTTATCGACAGAGTTTGAATCAACTGTATCAACTAGGAGTCGTCGCATTGGAAGCTAAATACTCAGATTCATATATCATCCCAACAACTGCATGGGATTTGGATGAGCTTGCATCGAACTTGCGGGATCAGGACACTGAAGAGATCCTTGGCCTTGGTGTTAAGCCTCGCCAAGCGATTGATTACTCCTTTGCAAACTCTAAGAGACAGCACGTTATGAGAACCAATGACGAGAAGTTAGTCTGTTGCTTTGGCGTTGGAGATGGACCTAATAACACAGGCGTGATATGGTGCTTAGGTACTCCGCTTGTAAAAAAGGTGCATCACACATTCCTGAAGCATAGCCGAGAGTGGCTAGACTTCCTGCTCGATGGATACTTCTACGTTTACAATCTAATTTCTGAGTCCAACACAGTAAGTATGCGTTGGCTACAATGGCTTGGTGCTGAGTTCACTGAAGATAACGCACCACAAGGTTATCGTTATTTCACTATTAGACGGAGGGCAGCGTAATGTGCTGGATGGCATTAGCACCTTTGGGATCTGCCTTAACTGGTGGTGCAGTTGCGTCAACTTCCGCAATGGCTGGCACTATCGGGACGATGGCGACCTTGCAAGGTATTAGCACAGGTGCATCATTTATCGGGCAACGCAGGCAGGCATCACAGCAAGCTAAGTTTCAGGCAATAGCTTCACGCCAAGAGCAAGCCCGTTTACGCCAAGAGCAGACCGCAATGCGTATTCGTCAGGATCAGGAGATGCAGGCGAAACAGAACGAACTCTTTGCATTGCAGCAACGTGCCAAAGCAAGCATGGCTAGGTCAACAGTAGCAGCGGGAGAAGCTGGAGTTTCGGGGGGGTCTGTTGATTTACTACTGGATGACTACTACCGCCAGATGGGTAATTACCAGTACGCACTTACAAGGGAGCAAGGCTTTCAGGATGTGGCTACAGGACTTGCGTTACAGGATGCAGGTATGCGTAGCACACAGACACAGATTGGGATCAATCGACCAGTCAATAAACCATCCATCTTTGAGGGAATCGCAAGTATCGCATCCAGTGTTGCACAAGGATCGGCTCAAGGTGCAGGAATGGCAAGGGCTAGGGGAGTAGGAATTACACAGGCTCCAGCAGCACCATCTTCTTTCACCTCCGCATTTAACCAAAACTACTCAGTAGGATACTAATGGCTAGAATCGTCACGGACAACAGGGTGCAAACCCAAGATTTACCGACAAGAGGTTTGCGTCCTGCTAATGCTTCGGCAGGACAATACCGAGTTGCAGTACAACAAGCACCCGAAAGTAAACTCATGGGGCTTGCTCGTGGACTGAGTTCCGTCAATCGTGGGCTTGAGGCATACACTCAAATTTTTGATCTACAAAGGGAATTAGGAGAAGAGCGTGGTACACTTGAAGCGGCACAAGCTGATCTTGCAGAAGCAGAGAAAGACCTTAATGCAACAGGGCAAAGACTGGTTGACCAAGGACTTATGCCAAGGTCGCATTTACTTGGTTTCCAGAAAACATATCATGAAAACATAGGGAAGCGTTTTTTGACACAGTATCAATCAAGCGTAAATGGGAGATGGAAAGAAATCTCCAACCCTGAAGCTGATGATGAAGTAATTCAGCGTGTGTTATCTGAGGAACGGGGCAAAATCAATCAGTTGCTCGAATCTAGTCCAAGGGCATTAGTTGGGTTTACTAAATATGCAGATGCCTATGACTATCAGTACATGAATAAAGCTATCTCACAGAGGGATAAAATTGTACAGCAGCACAATAAGTCGCTAATCATACAAAGTCTCAATAATGAATTTACTGGCAAGTTGCAGGATAGGGATCAACCTCTTAATGCAACAATGGCTGAAGTAAAGGCAGAGTTAGATTCTTTGGTTGCCGCTAATTCTATTACAAACTCTGAGGCAGTGGAAATACTATGGAATGGGTTTGCGATGCCAACTGTATTGGATCTTTCCAGAAGTAATCCAGATCGTGCTGAAGCGGTTTTAGATTCGATTCTAGATATAGATCTCACGGGTAAGGGAGGGAGGCTTGGTAATATCAATCGTGAAGGTGCATACATAAAAGCAAGGGCGATAGAGTTACGTAACCGCATAGATAATGAACGTGACCGCATTCAAAGGGAAGCACCTAATTTAGCAGACTCCATACTGACGGATTGGAAATCAGCAAGCATGGCAGTGTATGAGGGATTATTGGAAGAAGATGATCCAAGATACGAAGAAGATTTACAGGAGAAGGGGCGGGAGGTTGTTCGTGCTTTAAGAGCATCTGGAATGCATCCAGATGTTGCAGATTCTACCGCAAAAGATTTACTTGAAAAGCGAGACATAGACACACTGATGGGTCACCTGAAATCAGGGTACACACGCAATGAAAGCACAAGAGTTGCCTTCCTTGATGCAGTATCTAGTATGAAT